ATGGATCTTGGTAAACTTAAACTTAAGTCTCCCAAATTCATTTGGAGTAATAAATCAGGAGTAAATGCTCGTTTTGCATTCCTATCTGTAGGTCTTGACTTGCTAGCATTGATTAGTAATCCCAAAATCTGGTTAGGAATAATCAAATATTGTATCCATGTTAGATATATCATCTTCCCTACCATCTTTATACTTTTAAGTATTTTGATGTTGCCTCTCTGGTTATTCAATTACTGTCGAGAAACGTTCCTTTCTGAAGGTGCAAACCTAAAGTTAGGACGTTTAGCGATAATAAAAGAACTACGAGGGAAAGCTAGGGTAGTTGGTATAACTGACAACTGGACACAAATGTTGTTTAAACCTCTCCATGATTTAATTTACGACCGTTTAGGGTATTTACCCGAAGACGGTACGAAAGATCAGTTGGCCCCAGTGAAGTTACTTCTTTCTAACTTGAAGGAACCCTATGCTGTTTCCGTGGATTTATCCGCAGCAACCGATAGACTACCTGTTGAATTACAGGCTAGAATATTGGATTGCATGGGATTACCCGGAGCAGTATGGAGGGAAATTCTTGCTAGACCATATGAATATATGGATAAGGAGTATACCTACGCTGTTGGACAACCGATGGGAGCATACTCTTCATTTGCTATGCTTGCCTTGACAAACCACTTAATTATGTATGCTTCGGCTAACCGAATCGATCTAAAAGTAGTTAAAGGTGCTGGGCTTTACGCCATATTGGGTGATGATGTTGCAATCTCCCGAGGTGACCTAAGCAGCGAGTATAACAAGATTATGCAATTACTTGGCGTTGAGATTAATCCAATTAAAGGCTTTACAGGTCGAATCCTCGAGTTTGCTAAAAACCTTTTCCACGTGTCAGGGACAAATCTGTCTCCGATAAGTGCGAAAGTAGTTTTAAGAGCATCTCGGGATCCAATCTATATCGTCCCATTAATCAATGATTATATCAACAAAGGGTATTGGATAATTTTGAATACGACGTTGTCAAACTTAACCAAATTGTTGGAAAGTACACACTCTATGAGTGTTGCACAATCTAACAAATGGTTATTTAGTATCCTCGGACCACAATCAGGTTTTTGGTCTTATTCAGAAAGTAATGCAGGCTATGCAGCCTGGCAAGTTCTTTTTGAAGAATTCCTAAGCCTGAGAGTGGGGATTAGTCTTACTGACGTTACTCGATGGTACTATAAAGTACTATGGAATAAGTCAAGCTACCCGTTAAGCTCTGTCATTGAGCTAGGTGAGGGTTATTTACGTATTGGTCGTTTTTCTCAGAAACCATGGATATGGTCTCCTAAGAAATTCGAACAAAACGTTAAATTACCTTCTCCCGAATACATGGCAGGTTTGACATCTGCTTCCGGATTGGTTATTCTCTTACCGGTATTGTTATACTATTATATTTCAGCATTATTCGTTGGAATCCTCCTTGCCGGAGTATCGAAGATTACGGGTTCGAAAGGTTTAGATAAGGAACTTATTAAAAGTTTCCAAAATCCATTAGAATCCTTAATTGGAGAGCTCGTGGGAATGATTTTTGATTATTCCGGACGAGCCCGGGCCTTCCAAGTTATAAACACTCCCCATGAGGGGGTATTCACTAACATTGGATGGTTCCAAGGCTGGGTTTCTACCATGCGAATACCGAGACCGATGCAATTACTGAATACAAGATTTAAACGAGAAATGAAATCGATTGACGATGACATGCCAGCTGTTGTTACAGCCGAGCGATGTCTATCTGCCAATTCGAAACTCATGTCTCGATACTTTAATTTAGTAAGACGACAGAGAAGACTCGAAGAAAAAATTAGAAAACTGAGAAAACAGGCTAAAGCCAAATAAGGCTCTACAGGGATGAACCCCGACCTGCATTCCTCTATAACAGTTAACAACCGCTAAGTTGTAACCTTTAGGGTTTTCCGGAAAAAACCCCATGCATTGTAAACGTCGAAAGACGCTGCGCCTT